CATTGATCGTGGATCTGGTAAACAGAGACGGGGAGGATGTGATATGTACCAAGGCCAGCACGTACGATAACCTCCACAACCTCGCCCCATCGTTCCAAGCGCAGATCTTGCAGTACGAAGGCACGAAGCTCGGCAGACAAGAGATTCACGCCGAGATCTTGGATCCTGAAGAGGCGGGTATCGTGAAGCGTGCATGGTTCAAGTTATGGGATAGCGAGAAGCCTCTGCCCCGATTTGAGTACGTGGTTCAGTCTTATGACTGCGCGACCAGTGACAAGACCAAGAACGATCCAACGGCATGCACCGTGTGGGGCATCTTTAGACCAAGTCCCGATAAGCCTATGTCTGTCATGCTCATCGACTGCTGGGAGGAGTACATGCAGTACCCTGACCTGCGACCCAAGGTGATCGAGGAGTCAAGCGCCATCTACGGCGATGAGAACGAGTTCGGTCACGGGAAAAAGGTGGACCTGATCCTAATCGAGGACAAGTCAGCTGGCATCTCCCTCATTCAAGATCTGCAGCGTGCCGGCCTGCCTGTGAGAAGCTACAATCCCGGGAACGCGGACAAGATGATGCGCCTCAACATCGTATCGCCCATCATTGCCAAGGGCCGAGTCTACATTCCCGAGTCCACGGTCAACCCGGGCATGGCACGTGATTGGGCTGAGCCTTTGATTGCCCAGCTATGCTCATTCCCCGAAGTCCGGCACGACGACTTGGTGGACTCCACGTCTCAGGCGTTAAGAGTTTTGCGAGACTTAGGGTTAATTTCGATCGACCCGGTATACAATCCGGATGACGACTACGAAGAAGATCGTCCTAAGCGGGTAAACCCCTACGCAGTCTAACTTAAGGTGCGCAATAACCATGTATGAAATTCCATTCGGCGATGAAGGTGGTAGTGGGGACTTAGACAAGATGCGACTGGCTTTGCTTAAGCAAAACAAGCCTGTGCAGCCGCCACAACCTCAGCCGCTGTCTTCACAGATCCCAGGGTACGGCAAACCAGTTCCTCCGGCGCAAACAACGCCTAGCACCAACTCTTTGGAAGCTGCAGCAGGTAACTTCACAACACTTGCAACGAACTTCAATCCGCTGATGATGGCCAAGTCCATGCGTGAAGCTGCAGGCTTGTTAACAGTGCCGCCTGTTGCTGCGGTTAAAGGTGTTGCTGAAAGTCTCTTTACCTCGCCACCCGGCACATACACCTCAGGCAAAGCACCGACATACGCAGAGAAAGTTGCCAAGGAGTTTATGACAGCGAATGCGCCGCAGACGCCAATGACTCAGGAATTCGCAGGCGCGATTGCGCCTTACATGGAAAGCCTGCCTGCGTACATCGGGCACCTGCAAACCGGCCGCCCAGCATTTACCCCTAATGATCTGCGCGTTATGGGCGCTGAGGCCACAAGGGTAGGCAGGCAAATTAAAGATATTCCCACAGACTTTGTGAATGCGCAATCTGGCTTGCAGAAGTTAGACCCTATTACGGGCCAGCCAACTTATGGCGCCAAGCTGCAAGGCGTGGCTGAAAGCGTTGGTGACATCATGGCGCAAAGAGAGATGCAAGGTCTGCCGCCCGTCCCTGGGCTCCCCGCTTCCATGCAGCCAATGAATCCTAAGCTGTACGCCATGCGACCTTCAGGCTCAAGACTTGTAACTGCTACAATGCCTGAGACTGCAAAGCAGGATGCTGCAACGTATTCACCTGCGCAGGATCTTGTTAGTTCTGTCATTAGTGATACAACTATTACGCCTGTGCAAGCGTTGAATGAGATTCAAAGCGAATTGTTAGGCTCAAATAGAGCTGCCCCGGCGCGTGTAGGCTTCACAAACTTTATTAAGCAAAAAGCAAATGAGATGTATCCTGATGCGCCATCTCCTGAAGCTGCGCTGAACGCTTATAAAGCTAGATTCGGTAATAAGGAAGCGTCAGCCGCGCATACGTTAGGTCTGTATGACGAGTTCTTGCAAACGCCTGAGGGTCTGCAGTTCAAAACTGAGTATAACTTACCAACAGCTGAGGAATTGCCTGCAAGGCATGAGGCCGCAGCTAACTGGCTTAACTCGCAATTTACCAACTACATTAACGAAAAAGTTGGCACGCCTGATGAGCCTGCTGCCAAATTGGCAAGCCAAGGCTTAACGTTTAACCCACCGGATGAAGTGCTTGGTTACTCGGCAACAGCCGACAAACTGGCTGCAAAACGTACTGCTGCAGGTATGCCTGCTAAAACAGCTACGGATCTGGCGCTTGCAGATGCTGACCAAAAGCTAATCAGCTTGCAAGAGCAAACTGCTGAGGCGTTGAATCGCAAACGCGAACAAACACAGGCAGCTATCGACGCAGGCTATGGTGCGCCGGGTGGGCCTAACCTTGGTCAGTTTGAGCCACTTGCTCAAGCATCACGTGAAGCTGCCAAGCTGACTACGGCGTATAACAAGCAGCGTCAATTAGTTGATAACTTGCGGTTAGGCACCGCATATGAAGGTGCAAGTGATATTGCAATCAATGCAAGCACTGCCAAAGGCTTAAAAGAAGATATTGATTACGCAGAGCAACAGTTCTATCCTACGTTAATGCAAACGCCCGACACCGAGCGGGTGTACACTGCGTCTACACGGCAGCTACGGAATCTTGGATTCGAAACGCTTGCAAAGAGCTTTTATAACGACGTTATGTCTGGTAAGATACCTTTGGGCAAGGTGCCTAAGCTAACGGTTGAAAAGTATATACGCTCTGTTGCTGAAGAGCGTATTACTAAAGAGAAAGCCGAGCAGGCCAAGGTTGCTGAGTACAAAAACGCGGTTGATCGCCAGTTTAAAGCATCTGCCGATGCGCATATTCCTAATGACAAGATCTTTGGCAACGTTGGCGTGTTGGAGATTACCAACAAGTTTAAGCCTAAGGAAGTCGCAAAGCTTGTAAGTGAAGACACCACGGCGTTGGATGTGTGTATTGGTGAAGGCGGTAATACAGACAACAGACCTAACCTTTGGCATCCCGGCACTGGAAATCGCCAGTATGAGCCTATTTACAACGTTGCTACGGGTGAGCTTAATCCTAATGCGCCAAGCCCTCGCAAAACGTACATTAACGCAGTTAAGGATGGCTCACAAATGGTAAGCTTCCGCGACGTTATGACTGGTGAGCCTGTTGCCATCTTTGACTTCAACCCTTCTTCATTAGACGGCAAATACAACATCAACTTTGCTTCAGGCCGTAAAAATGGCAAGATCAAACCTGAGTACATTGAAGGCATTAAGTCGTATCTTAACAGCCGCGCGGACTCAATCCACGATGTTGGCACTAACTTGTATAACCATACAGGAATTAGCGATAGCAAGCGCACGGCCAGTCGTACCTTGGCCGGTATGATTAATATGCCTGCGTCGCAGTTTGAGCGTTATGACATTTCAGGTTTGCCAAGATTCATTACAACTCCTGACTTGCGCAATTACATTGAAGAATTAAAAGCCAATGAGCCTGTAGAACAGGTGCCTGCAGTTATGAGCCAACGACCTAGCGAAAGCTTGGAGTCATACACAATAGGCGCCATGTCATCCGCAATTGACAATGTCCTTGATTCACAAAGACGGGCGTTTGAAGAAGCTGGAGAAGGCGGGCGATTACAAAATTCTGAAGACTTTTTTGCTGATATTCGTGGTTTCTTTAATGAGGCATTACGTGAGCAAGGCGCCGTTGAGGCTTTGGTACGTACAAAGCAGCATCTGTATGACTTAGAATCTCAATACGCCAATAGCAATAGGGTCTCAGCTAATATCATTGCTGACGGCATCCAAGATCTAATTGGCGATTTGCAAGGGCATATTAACTACGCAATAGCGCGCCAAGCTGCTGAGGCGGGGCAACAGCGTACTCGTCCACGTGCCATTGCAGTGCAAGGTGATCCAATGCCTGAACTTGACGCTGAAGATTTGATTACATGGTACAGCGAGCGTCTTTCACCTGAGCAAAGCGAATGGCTTGACGACTTCTTAGAGCGTTGGGACGGCGAAGAAGGCAGTACTGACGCAGGCCAAGAAGGTTTAATTGATGAATACGCGCGTTGGAGAAGCGTTAATCGTTTAGCGCCTTTGGTTACGCCTGACGGAAGGCCTGATTACTTACGCATGACGCATAATGCTGCAATGGAGCTTGATCGTCAATTTGGGGATGCCACGGGTGATGAGATGCGCGGCGCAATTCGTGCTATTACTGAAGGCAGCGGTATTGACCCAGCAAATAACACAGATCAGTTTATTACATCATTGCGCAGAGCTGCTGAAGTTGCGGCACGTGAATCTGTTGAGACTGCGCTAAATGAGCTAGCTGATCAAATGGAAAGTGTGTACATGCGCGATTGGGAGCCTGAAGAAGCGCCTGCGCAACCTGTGCCCGCATATCGCCTTGCTGACACGTTTGACTTGGGTGAAGCAGTAGTTACGCGAAGTGATGAACTAGCGCAAGATTTCGGCGACAACGTTGGCGTGCACTTTAGAACGGTTGTACAACGCATAGCAAATCAAGTTAACCCGGGAACAAACCCGATTGAATTTGCAAACAGATTGCGTGCCGATGACCCTGACCAAGGCGCGTTTAGCGGCGCTATTAGTCTTATGCTACAACGACTGGCTAATGATGTTGAAGCGGCAGCAGTACCTCAAATTGCGCAGCAACCGTTTGACTTTGCTCGTTTAGTAGATGGCATTGTTGACGAAGTTTCTCGAAACGCAAACCCCGGCGTTGGCAACAGGGTAGACACAATTGCGTATCGCGTGGCGGAACGTGTAAACCCACGACTTGACCCAGAAGGCTACGCTCGAGCGTTGCGGCAAATAAGAACAGATACTGACCACGTTGCTGTGGGGCCTGCATTGCGCGCATTGGCTGATCGAATTTATCTTGAACGTTTTCCTGAAGAACCTGCTCAAGCGCAACAGCCTGTTAACTATAGACCTGCTACTCAAGATCAGGCAAGTGCTGCACTAATGCAAATTAACCATGAAATAGGTACTCAGGCTAGATTTCTGGCAGATGAGCATAATGCAGCTACTACGCAGCTTTTTGCAGCAAATCTAGGAAGACTTTATAGCGAAAACAACTTAAATGCAATAGGCGATACGCCCGGTAGTCTTAACAGGTTTGGAAATTATCTGCAAGGTTTTAGAAATGATCTTGCAGCTCAAATTCCTGATCTTAATCGAAGCGGGTTTCAAGGTGAAGCTGCGGCATCAGCAATTCAGAATGTGATTAACGCGGTTGATACGCAGCTTGCAAACTTTAGAGTTCGTGGCGCAGATCTTGATAATCAGCGCAATGACGCTATATTTCAGCTTGAGAACGCGGTAAATGATCCAGAATTAAACCCGGATGATTTGCGTATGATGGCAAATGGGTTAAGCAATCCAGTAGATCAAACTGCAAACAGCCCTTGGATCTCTTTAACTGACGCTGAGCGTCGCATGTACGCGCAAGCACTTCGTGAACGCGCCAATTACATTGAATTTAGCCCCGCTGACTTTGCAATACGTCTTTCAAATGAAGCAGGCGCGGATATACCTGACCTGCGCGATACAGTTCAAGCATTAAATGATGGCACCTTTGACCATGAAATTTTGCGTGGATTGCCTGACATGGAGCGTAATCGTGCTGCGCAGCGTACAGCATTGAACCTAAACCATATTTTGCAAGGTATGCAGGCTGATGCCAATCGCGCGCCTGCGGTAACCCCACGACAGCAAGCAATTAATGCTCGTGTGCCACGAATCACTGACATGCTAATTGAGTTTAGTGAAGACGACCCTATTGCAACTCCTGCGGATTATCGACGAATTGCTAACATATTGCGTGATCCTCGCAATGCTAGAGAGTTTCTTGAAGAAGTTATGGGCGTAGGCGACTCGTTAGGGGACTTCACACTTAGAACAACTGATTTGCAACGCAATACTCTTGGCTTAGTTGCCGATGAGCTTGAAAGTCGAGCTGATCTACTAAACAATATGCCTGCTACTGCACCACGTAATCTGCGAGGGTTTACTGACGACGAACTTAGAAATCAAATCTCAGTAATGGAGACAGACACCGGCGGGGTTTGGCAACGTGTAAATGAGACTATAGATCGTCGTCTAGGCGCTGCAAGAAGACAAGGGCTTGATCCAAATCTTGAAGCTAATGACATTCGTAACGGGTTTGGTCTAACCGCAGACATTACGCCTGTTGAACGTGAATATATTGCACGTGAAGTAGCTGATACTTTGCAACTGGACGCGCAACGTGCAGCGCTTAATCCTAATGG